ATTAGCTCTGAGATTGCGACTCAGGACTTTGGTGCTAGTTATTTTGGTGGCAACGGCAAGCCCATAGGTGTGTTCACTATAGATCAAGTGTTAGATGCCACTCAGCGAGCTAAATTTAAAGAAATGCTCTCAGGCATAAAAGATGACAGCCAAAACCAGAAAACATTGTTGCTTGAGGCTGGTGTTAAATACCAAAAAATCCAATTAAACCCAGACGAGATTCAGATGTTGGAATCAAGGCGTTACAACCTTGAAGACATCGCTCGGTTTTGGGGTATACCTTCAATACTGATAAACGATAACAAAAACACAACCTCTTGGGGCTCTGGTATTGAGCAAATCATCATTGGGTGGTTAAGCACAACACTCAATCCGCTATTGACTAATTGGGAGCAGGAGTTGGAGCGCAAGCTTCTCTCAGGCACTCAGAAGAACACGCACAATTTTAACTTCGATGTATCTGATCTATTGAGGGCTGACACCAAAGGCCGCGCTGAAGCTCTGCGTAGCATGGTGGTGAACGGCATGATGACACCAAACGAAGCGCGTATACGGCTTGACCTGCCACCAATGCCTGACGGTGACGATCTTTATATGCAGGGTGCAATGCTTCCACTTGCTCAAATAAAAGAGCAAGCCGCTACACCAGCAGCTCCAGCAGTCAATCCACAACCCAGCGAAGAAATAAACGAACCAGAAGAACCTGAACAGGAAGAAAACGATGAAGAAGACTTGGTATCAGATTCAGAATAAGTACGATTCTGCTGAGATTGAAATCCATGACGAGATTGGTTCTTGGGGTATCTCAGCGAGTTCATTTGCAAGTGATTTGAAAGCGTTAGGTGATGTTAAGTCCATTAACGTAAGCATTCACTCGCCCGGAGGCAGTGCCTTTGATGGCATAGCTATTCACAACATGCTAACGGCACACAAAGCCCCAGTTAATACTTCTGTATTAGGTGTGGCAGCTTCAGCAGCTTCAATCATATTGATGGCCGGTGACACGATCACTATGCCGGAAGATTCTTTCTTAATGATCCATGAGCCTTTCACTATGGCTATGGGTAATGCAGAAGAGTTGCGCGAAACAGCAGACCTGTTAGATAAGATGACAACCAGCCTGGTCAACATCTATGAAAAGAAAACAGGACTCGATGAAGAAGAAATTCGCTCGATGTTAGCCGAAGAAACTTGGCTAAACGGTATCGAAGCCGTTGATAAAGGTTTTGCAACTGAAGCGGTTAATCGAAAGGTTGCTGCATTATCAAAAGATTTCATTAAGCATTTCAAAAACGCTCCTTACAAAGATGAGCGTAATACTGACTTTGCTGATTTTAAAGAATTTAAAGCCTACCTATGTAAGTTAGGTGCTTCAAATAGCGAGGCTGAAAGAGTCTTGCATTCCGTGAAAGATTTGCAGAGTAAGTCTGCCGTTCAATCACTCGATCTCACTCAATTATCCTCTCTATTAAATAAAGGAATTAAATCATGACCGAATTAAGCTCACAGGTTGAAAGCCTGACTAAAGATGTTGGTGAATTCATCAATAAAACTAACGAAGAAGTTTCTGCTCACGGCAAAATGGGAGTTAAAAACCAAGAAGCCTTGAAGTCACTTACTGACAAAATTGAAGCTCACACTGAGACTCTTGCTGATCTTGAACAGAAGTTTGCTGCTCCTAAAGCAACTGCTAACCGCATTCTTACTCTTGGCGATGCGTTCGCTGAGTCTGATGCGTTTGCTTCTTTCAAAAATAGCGGTTCACGCGCTCGTTTGGATATTCAGAACAACACTACTGTTGGTAGTGATGTAACTGTTGCTCCAGATCGCAGAGGTGGAATTGTTCCCGGTGCATCACGCGCCTTGCGTGTTGCTGATGTTCTGCTTGCTGAGAATACTTCATCCAACGCTGTTGAATACACGCGAGAGCTTGTGTGGACTGACAACGCTGCTGAGACAAATGAAAACTCAGCGAAGCCTGAGTCTGCTATTACTTTTGAATTGATTAGCTCTCCGGTTAAAACTATAGCCCATTGGCTGAAAGTTTCTAAGCAGGTTGCTGATGATTCGCCTTTGTTAGTCTCTTACATCAATGGCCGTTTGGCTTACGGTGTAGAGCATCGTTGTGATTCTCAGCTTATCAATGGCAGTGGTACGGGTTCAAATTTGCTGGGTATGCTGGCAACTGCTGGCACAACTTACACAACTTTTACTCGCGGTACTGTTGGCGCTCCTTTAACTGAGCAAATTCGTGGTGCGATCACTCAAGTTCAGGTTGCTGATTACAACCCAACGGCTGTAATTATGAACCCGGAGGATGTTGAGTCGATTGATTTAGAAGAAACCACAGATGCAGAGTTCCGCGCTGCTAATCCTCGCATGAGTATCCCTAACCAAGTTTGGGGTCTTCCTATTGTTGTAACTAACGCTATGCCACAAGGTTCATTCCTAATTGGCGCGTTTGATATGGCTACTGCGGTTATTAGTCGTCAAGGCACTGTTGTTGAGATGTTTGAGCAAGATGACACTAACGTGCAATCTAACTTAATCACTCTGCGAGCAGAGCAGCGTAAGGCTATTGCACATTATCGCCCGCTTTCTGTTGTTGGCGGTGCTTTCCTTTAAGCCTTAACTAAGTAAAAGGTAGGAACATGAAGAGAGAAATAGTATCTGTCGCGGCTGATGATGTCGTTACATTAGCAGAAGCAAAGGATTGGTTTGTTGTCGAGCATAATCTTGATGACACTCTTATCACAAGCATTATTGATTCTGCTGTTGATATGGTTCAGCAATATACTGGGCGTATATTAAGATCGACTGTGGCAGATTACTATTTCGACTCTTTTGAAGAGACTTTTTATATTGAGTCTTATCCTATTCAATCAGTAGACGGAATATCTGTTTTGGCTACTGTTGGGCAAGTAAGTAATTATGTGGGTATAGGAAGTATCTATCCATATCAATATGACTTGCTTGGCCCAACACCCAAGGCTGTAAAAACGGAAGGCTTTGACCTAGCTACAATTCCGTATGACAAGACTAAATTAAACCCAATAAAAATTAGAGTAACTGAAGGCTACACAACCGTACCTGATGCTTTGCTAACAGCAATTAAATTATTAGCTGCTGATATGTATCGCAACAGAGAAGACACAGGCATTAACAAGCTAGAGTCCATTCCTAATGGTATGAGATTCCACTTAGATGCTTATCGAGTAGCTCCCAAGTTCCACGGTGTCCTATGAGGCCACCCGCAGGAACACTAAAGGATTCTATTCGTATCGAGAGCCACAATATTGGTCACGATGCGAGTACAGGCCAGCGAATAGATGTGTGGACAACAGTTTTAACAGTCCGTGCAGACATCAAGCCGCTTAGAGGCAAAGAGCGCTGGTCAAGCATTAGCGAGGTCATTGAAGACCTTGCGAAAATAACTATCAACTGGCATCCATCACTTAATGATCTCAATGCGACATATCGAGTCGTAGACCTGTTAAGTGGGGCGATCTACAACATTGAAAGTGTCGTTGATATTGGCAACATGCACCAAACATTAGAGTTGATGGCTACCAAGCTTTTAAAGGATCAACCGGGTGGCTGATAACGTCCAGTATGAGGAAACCGTTAAGGCTATTGGCCGAGCGGATGCAAAGACGATACAAAGAAGTCTCTTAAAAGCACAGAGAGCCGCTGGTCGTTACGTTCGTACCATCATGCGAGCCAACGCGCCTAAAAACAAAAGAAACAAACCTCATAGAAATAATGTAAAGGGCGATTCAGGTAAGAAAAGTATCTGGTTAGCTCCCGGCTGGACTAAGAAATCTATATCAGTTGTAACCTTTCGCCAAAAATACGATGGCGTTCGGCTTGTTGCTGTGGGTGTAAAACAGACTGCTTACTACGCATCAAACTTTGTTGAGTTTGGGTACATGCCCGGTAAGCGACCCAAAGCAGTCAAGGAAGCAAGTCGTAACCTCTCAAAGTCCGGGAAGAAACTTTCCGATGTGGCTAGAGGTGAGTTGGGCGATACGAGAACAACGAAAGTAGCACCAAGACGATGGATAAGAGCTTCAGAGAAGCAATCTCGTCCAAGAGTTTTAACTATGGTTGCCAAGCAACTCAATAAAGATATGAAGAAGATATTTATATGATTGCTATAGACCTCCAACAATATTTGCAAGCGAGCGCTGGCGTTTCTACTGACTCCATCTTCCCGCACGTTATGCATGCTGACCACAAAGGATCAGCAATTCTGTACAAACAAGAAAGCTCTCGATTCACCTACTCATTTAATGGTGACGATGATCTGATTAGCTCAGTTGTTGAGTTAGTCATCTTGGACAAACGCTTTGATGTAGCCGTTGCTTTAGCCCAAGAGGTTGAGCTTGTACTTAGAGACTTCACAGGAACTTTTGTAACGGGTTCTCATAGCGTAGAACGAACACAATTCTTAAACGAATACACCGCTTTTGATGCTGACATTGAGCGTTATGTGGTGGTCTTTGAACTTGACATTACTTATCACAGATAGAGGAAATACTCATGGCAACATTCATTAACGGATGGACTTTTAACCGAGGCACTGGATCAGTAGGCTCTTGGACTTACTCAGATGCAATCCCAAAGGTCACAGAATTAGGTGGCTTGGGTAAAGAAAACCCACTCATTCGAGTCACTAGCTTTGATTCGGCAGCAGAAGAGTACATTGCTGGTCTTGCAGACGGCAAAGAGTTCTCAGTAACTTGTAACTTCTTGCCGGGTGACACTATACAGCGAGCAATGGTTGCAGATTGCGATGCAGGTGCGGCAGGTAGCTTTCAGTTTATTGTGGCTGATGGCACAACTACTAAAACAATGGTTTTTGATGTGGTTGCGCTTTCTTGGGAACTGTCGCCATCGTTTGACGACAAAAACAGTATTGCATTCAGCTATAAAATTTCTGGTTCGATTGCTGTTACTTACTCTCCCTAAGATGTAGCTTAACTACATTTCAATAGGCACAACAATGAAGGGTGACAAATGCCTTATTTGATAACAGGTCAGGGCGCGGTGGGTAATCCACCAAGCCCTGTAATTACGCCAGCGCAAAACCCTATCAGTATCAATGCGTTTGAGTCGGTGAGTTCTACCGTCAACATAACCAATCTGTTAGGGACAACGCCAAGCGTATCTCCGGGAACATTTTCGCTTGCTCTTTCTGGTGGCAATACTTGGAATTTAACTTCCTCTGCATTGGCATCTGGTGCGACAGCGACCATCGTTGCTGATAACCTTTATTCGAGTGGTTCTTCTCAGGCCATCACAGTAAATGTTGCGGCTGGTGTCAATTCTCAGCCGTTTATTGGTGGTTGGAATTTCACTATTGGAGATGGTGCTGCGTCTGAAGTCTTTTCTGCTATACCGGGCGTTATTGAGCTTGGTGGACTTGGTAAAGAAAACCCTCTTATCCGTACAACAACATTTGACAGTACCGGGGAAACCTACACTGCGGGTATTGCTGACGGAAAAGAATTCTCAATAAGTTGTAATTTTTTGGCGGGTAATTTAATCCAACAATACATTATTGCTCAATGCGAAGCGGGTGCATCTGGGAATATGGCTTTCTCAGTAACGGATGGTACGACAACAGTAACAATGGCTTTTAACGCTATCTATCAGTCTTGGGAGCAAGCCCCAAGCTTTGAGGATAGAAATACAATTTCATTTAATTTTAAGGTGTCAGGTGGCATCTCACGGGGATATTCATAATGTTCAACTTCAGAGCTAAAGAAATTAAAGTTCAGAATAAGGTAATTCATATTCAAGAACTCAGTGCGGGTGGGCGTAGGGCTTTTCTAAAAGCTTTGCAGAAGGATGAAAAGGATACTTATTACAATCTTGCTGTGATGGTGTCGCAGGGTTGTACCGAGTTCAAAGATCAAACCCCGGAGCAGATTCTTGATCTTGTTCCTGAAGGTGCGCTAACCGAGATAGCTGAAGGTATTACTAAGCTGTCTGGTTTAGCTTCATCTGAAGAAGAGGATGATGAAAAAAAGCCTTAGACACTGTTGATGATTTCTACTTCACCCTAGCCCTTGGGTTGGGGATGACAGTAGGCGAGTTGGGGGAAAGAATGTCTGCGCGGGAGTTTGCTGCGTGGCAGGATTTCTATCAACGGAATCCTTTCGGCAGTTGGCGCGATAACTTCCATGCGGCAATGATGTGCTCGCTAACTTACAACATCAATTCTAAAAGCAACAAAAATTTAGATGAATTCTTTTTTAGGACGAAGGAAGAGGCATCTAAGCAATCTACAGAGAACACCCTTAACTCTTTAATGGCGATGGCGAAAACAGATGGCTAGAAATATTGACCCAATCAACATTAAGATCACGGCTCAGAATGATGATCTGCTCTTCAAGCTCAATAAGTCTGGCGAGCGCATCAAAAAGATGTCGCAAAAAGCTGATAAAGACCTAAAAAAAACATCCAAGGGTTTTAATCAGGCTGGTGAAGCATCTCAAAAAATGGGCGCTGGCTTTAAGAGGGCAGCTAACTCAGCGGCTATATTGACCGGGCCTCTTAATGGAATATCAGGACGGTTATCTTTTATAGCCTCTGGCCTGTCGAGCATGGGTATTGCTGCGGTCAGTGCTAGTGCTGGCTTTGCGGCAATAACGACAGTGCTCGCCAAGGGCATCATGGCGGCTGCAAAGTATGAATCTGAAATGGGTCGTATCTCTGCGGTACTCAATTCCACAGGTATGGCTGCCGGACTAACAGCGCAACAAGTTGACGAGCTCGCTCAATCTATTGCTAGAGCGTCTTTGGCTTCTGTTCAGGAAGTACGGGACGCTTCGGTAGCGCTCCTTACTTTCAAAACTGTTGTTGGTGATACTTTTGAAAGAGCCATAACTCTTTCTCAAGACCTTTCAGTTGCGCTAGGGTCTGATATTAAGGGCGCTGCGCTACAGCTAGGTAAAGCATTAGAAGACCCTATCAAGGGACTTACTGCACTTACGCGCTCTGGTGTATCTTTTAGCGTTGCTGAATCTGACCTTATTAAGAAACTTGTAAGATCGGGGCAGTTACTTGAGGCTCAGGGAGTAATCTTAGATAAGGTTGCTGGTCAAGTTGGTGGTGCGGGTAAGGGCGAAAATGTTGGTCTTGTTGGTTCTGTTGATTCCTTGTCGGAGTCTTGGGACAACATGCTCATCAATATTGGTAAAACAAAAGAAATAGGCGGGTTTGTTGGTTTAATAATATCAAAGCTCGATGCAGAATTCCGTAAAATGAGCGGAACTGTTGGCCTTACTCTTCCTGAAAAAATGGAGCTTTTAAACTCCAAGCTAATAAATACCAATCAGTATATAGAAAAACTCAAAAAAAGTTTGGGAGAAGGCAATACATCTCAATTCTTAGAAAAGAAAATAGCAGAAGCTCAGTCATATCAGGATGAGATGGACAGCCTCACTCAAGAGGAGGAGGCTAGAGCGGCAAGAAAAATAGCTGCGGAAAAATTAGTTTCTGATAATGCTGCTGCTCAAGCGAAACTTCGCGCTGAGTTAATAACCAGTTCAGAGGCAGCAAAAAACCAAGAAATAAGAATGGAGACTTACAAACTCTCTGGTGATATTGCTAAAGCTGAAGAAATTAGGGTTAAGATTGCAAAGGATGCTGCTGCTGCTCAAATTAAGGAATGGGAAACTGCCGGTCTATTAAAAGCTGAAGCAGAAGAATTATATAATCAAAAAATACAGCTAATTGACGAACAGTCAAAACAAAGAATGAAGAAGTTGGTTAGTGATCAACTATCTTTGCAAGCAGACAAACTTGATCAGCAGGAGATTGCAGAGCTTAACTCTGAAGGTAAGTTTATTGAAGTTGAAGAGCGAAAGCTTTTAGCTGTAAAGGCAGCTATTGACGCTGAGTTATTAGCTCTTGAAGAGAAAGGCATCAAAAGCGAAGAAATTCAAACGCTATTTAATGAAAGAAAAATTCAAGCTGAATCAGAAACAGCAGCCGCTATTGCTAAATTACAAGCTGATGCTGCACCTAGTATTGATCTTCCTCCAGTGCCAGAGGGTGATGAAAGCGACTTTAATCCTTATGGCATGTTCAATGGTGATGCCTCTCAAACTGCGCTGGACATATGGACAACCTTTTTAAATGAAAAGTCTTTAATTAGTGCTGCTTTTGCTCAAAGTGATATTGATGCAGAAAGAGAAACGCAGCAACAAATAATGGATATTAAACTTCAGTATCGTAATGATCTTAATGCTCTCAATCTTGAGTATGAAGAGTTAGCCAAAGAAGCGAAGACAACACAACAAAAAGAAGAATTGAAAACTGAGTTTGATAACGATGTCGCCAAATTAAAGAATACGCGAGACTTGGGAATCAAAAAGGCAAATTTTGACGGCAAAATGAAAAAGGATGAAGCCACAAGAACCAAGAATTTTATGAAAGCTGGTTTTAATGAATTAGTAAAAAATAATAAGGCCGCTTTTAGAATAAAACAGGCTTACGATATTGCGGAAGCTGTCCAGAATACTTACGGGGCAGCTATCGGAGCATACAAGGCAATGGTGGGCATCCCTATCGTTGGCCCTGCTCTCGCGGTCGCGGCCAGCTCTGCTGCCCTGATTTTTGGAGCGATGCAAGTGAAGTCTATTGCTTCAGCCAAGCCGGGTGGAAGCGCAAGTGTTGGAGGGGGCAGCGCACCAAGCGCACCGTCAATTCCATCACCTTCTGCACCAGCGTTTGATGATCCTGAAGAAACAGCATTTGAACCTGTTGCTAGAGAGGTTAATTTATTCGTTGATGGTTCAATAGACCCAAGCGGTACTAGACGAATACTCGAAGCTGTCAATGAGCAACTTGGTGACGGTGTTAATCTTAACGTGGAGTTTGGCACATGAGTGGTTTGTTGCTTTGGGATAATTTGCTTGCTAAGGGTAATGGTATTGCTTACGGAGGTGTTCCGTCAGGGTGGTCAACTAGCGATAACATTGATGGATTTGAGCTTGAAAGATGTATAGATGGCCGCTTAGATACTTCCGCTAAAATCACTTTAGCCATTAACTTTGATCTTCAGCAAAAATACACTGGAACAACGAGCTTTTCGGGATCAACAGCAATAAGAACAAGAGTTGTGCTTGCGCCAATCCATAGAAAACCTAAAGGCTTTTGGGATGGTTGGACTCTTACCATAACCTCTGGCCCTAGTGCTGGAGCAACTGCAACGGTAGTACCAAATACCTTAGAGCAATTAAATTACATTGATGTCGATTCAATTACTGTGCAACAAGGAACTTGGGACTATGAGCTAACCTTCGTCCCAGAATGGGACACCGTTGCATTTTCAGGCCATAACTTTTATTTAAGTGACTATTTTACCCCTGTTTTTTTATATGCTTCTGATTCCACAAGTAATCTTAACGAGGCTTTAGTTGATATAAATACAGAAGGCAATGTCTATATTCACAAGACAAGTCAAACGTATTCAAAAAGATATGTCACATTATATTTTCCTTCGTTTAATTCGGGATCGAACACTGAAATTCCACAAGTGTCGAATTTTTACGTTGGCAAATCTTTAAAGATAGAAAACGTGGTTGACAAGTTTTCTCTGCGAGCGCCATTTACGCCAGCCGGTATCTATCAAACATTGGAGCGAACAGGCAAGCGCAATAATAATAATAATCCGCTACCTGCAAGCTACCGTGATGCGCCTTTTGATGTGAAGCTTGACTTTAAATTACTCGATGAAGAGGTTTTGCGAACAGAGTTGAAGAAAGGTTTGTATGAATCACTTCAAACCAAGCCATTCTATTTAGCTTGGGATGTTGAGAATAGATTAGATAATGGCGCGGGTGCAGACACGGCTTTCTGCTGGGTAGAAAAAACCATTAAACCACCAAGAGTAAAAGACTACACAGGTCGGGTTGAGTGGACTATTGATGCGAAAGGCTTAAAGCGATGAGCTTTATTTCTGAGGCTGGAAGGCTGGGTCGCAGACCATTTACCATTGTTGAGATTGACCTTGAAACCTGCACCAATACGTTTGGAGAGTCACCTTGCACTGCTGCTGCGTCTATTGGTAAGGAGTGCTTCAACACATTTGGAACGTGTGGAGATACTCCAAATTTCGCCAGTACAATTAAAACGCATAAGTTTTCAGACATAGTTCTGCCTGGCAAAAACTACCTTGCTTTAATTGAGAGTGTCAACGTATCGCCTACAGAGATAACACCCGGAAAAGGTCTAGGTGTTAGGGCCAATGCAACGATTACGTTTAAAGATACCTTAGATGATGATTGGGACGACCCCTACAGGCTCACACGCGATTATATTGCGAGAGAGAACGGAACGTATTGGGGTAAGTTTTTTGCTCGTAATCCTTACTACTATTCGCGTGAGGTCAGGGTCAAGTTTGGATTCTTAGATGACAATGATGACATCACAAACGTAGAGACTTATACATATCTGTGCGACACGTTTTCTTTTGACAACCGTAACGGTAAAGCAAAGCTCTTAGCAAAGGATATTCTCACCCTTGGGGACGCACTCAAGTCAAAGATTCCAAAGCCATCACTAGGTAAATTGACTGCTGATATGGCTGATGGAACTGATCCTAATGATCCGCTACCTACTACGTTTTCCGTTGGTACGGGTGAGGGTGCTGAGTATCCTGCTTCTGGACGGGTTGATATTGGTGACGAGATTATATCTTTCACTAGGGTTGGCGATGTATTTACTATCGTAAGCAGGGCGATTGAGGGTTCTTTTATTGATACGCACTCTCAAGATGACACTGTACAGCTAGTTAAGTATTGGGAGCTTACGAGAGTTGACGAGGTTCTCAGAGATATTCTTGAAGATGAGGTTGAGTTACCGTCTGCCATTATTCCGTTTGCAGATTGGCAAGCTGAAGCTGATCAATGGCTTGGCTCTTACCTGCTTTCAGCTAATATCACAAAGCCAGTTGAGGCAAATAAGCTGCTTTCAGAAATAGTGGAGCAGTGTGGTTTGGCTGTTTGGTCAGATGACCGGGATGGCGGGATGATAAAAATGAAGGCAGAAGCTCCGCTATTTGGAGATGAGCTGTTAAATTTGAAAATATTGACAGACGAGCATTTGGTCAAAGATTCCTTAAAAATCACTGATGATGTAAAAGGCCGAATTAGCTCAGTTTGGTTTAGCCATACTCTGCGTAACCCCAAAGAGGGTGTGAAAAAGAAGACGAACTTTTCTACGACTGAGGTTATTACTGACTCAACTTTATACTCAGATAATAGCTACCGTAAAGAGCAAATCAAAGAAATCTTCAGTCGGTGGATACGAGCAAGCTCTCCCGCTAGTGTTACTGCTGGTCGCTTAATATCTAGGTTTGGCAATGTTCCAAAGCGCATTGAGTTTCAGATTGACCCCTCATCTACCGTGCTTTCAGTTGGAGATCACTTCTTTCTTGAAACTGCCGATATTCAAAAGGCAGATGGATCGTGCGCTTGTCCTGAGTTTCAGGTCACATCTATAGATTACGACTCCAAGCAAAACCTGTACAAAATTAAAGCACTTCAGTTTAGGTTTTCAACGCTGCGGGGGTCAAGTGTTGCCCCGATTGGTCAGGCTAACTATCTAGCCTCAAGCGAGGCAGATCAAACTCTTCATGGCTTCATCGCTGGAACAGACTCAAAAATGTCCAATGGCGATGACCCTTACGTTATCCTTTAAAGGGGAAAAATAAACATGGCATATAACCCAATCAGTAATGGCAGAATTGATGCCGATAGTCCTATTACTCAAGACCTAAT